CGCGTCCGTTGTGAATAGTATCCCCTCTGCAAATCGCTGATTTACAGAGGAGATTTCAGTGTGGGTGTACCCCCGAGCAGGATACGCTAATTGATTGCTAAATGTGTGCGTAGGTGCGCAAGCAGTTATTACATACGTGATCTACCCGCCTCGCCCATACATTTAATAGCAATTAAAGTTCATTAGATGATGCCTATTTCCGTCCGCTAAGCGTCCGTTGTGAGGATAGCAGCGGACGGTTGAACTTTTCCATCTCCTGCGCTTTGAGGGTATCTGCGATTGCGATGTATGGGCGCATCGTTGCCTCGGTCTTGTGGCCCGTGTATTTGCGGATGACCTCGGAAGGGATACCGAGGGTGAGAGCCTGCACAACAAAGGTATGTCGTCCTATGTGCGAGGTCACTACCTCGTACTTCGGAAGCGCCTCCTCGATGCGCTGGCGCCCAGAGTATCGTAGTCGGGTGACGGGCGCATCTATGCCCGCCTGCTTACACACGCTTTTGATCGCTCGGTTTAGGCGTTGCTCTGCCATTGCTGGTAGTGGCTTCTCCTCACCTTTATACTTATTGAGGATAGTGCGGGCGTGGTCGTTTATGTCCACTTCGATTAGCTGGTCCGTCTTCTGAGCGTAGTATCGTATGCTCCTCTCTGTGATGTTGTCGTGGGTGAGCTTCTTCAAGTCCGAGTACCGCAGGCCAGTGAAGCAAAGGAAGCAGAAGAGGTCACGTGCTATCTTCTCTGAGTGCAGGCGTAGCTCTACCTCCATAAGTCGGCTCAATTCCTCCCACGTGAGATATACCTCGGCTCGGTTGCTGTCGATACCCTTGAGGCGTACGTCAAAGAAGCGTCGGTAAGCCTTCTCATATAGCCCCTGACCTTGTGCCCAATAGAGAGCGCTCTTTAATATGCGGAGTGTCTTGTCTACTGAGCCATTGAGAAGTCCACGCTTTGCAGTAAGGTGCGTGATGAAGTCTGCCACCCACTTCTCGTCAATATCCTCCAGTGTAGCTGACTGCGAGTAGTCTGCTATGTGCATACGTGCGGTGCGTATGTTCGCCAGGTGGCGTTCGCTCCAACTTCGTCTTCCGCTCTCAGCTTCCACGAATAGGTCTATGAGTGCTACTATCTTGCGCTTGTCCTCTGGGCTTACCTTTGCTGGGGCTTCTTTGGTCGTTCCCAGCGCTTCACCGAGGTACTCGTTATACTTTGACTTTAGCTCCTCGGGAGTTGGCAGTCGCTCTTCCCTCTCGAAGTAGTTAAATGCGCTCTCGATAGCTTCCTCCGTGTACTGCATTGCGCGGTTTATCATCGCAGCTGGTGTGCGTCTATCTCCGTGCGTCGTGTTCTTCATGCACCGCTCCGACTCAGCGCTCCATTTCTCTGGCTCGACGCGGTAGCCTACATATACACTGGTGATATAGCCACTGCCACCTCCGTAGCGGATGCGGTAGCGGACTTGCAGAGCCTTCCAGCCTTTCTGCTTGTCGAGGAGGAAGTGGCAGGTACGTCGTATGGGTAGCATGTTGTGTCGTGTTTTATTGTAAAACCATTTCGTTGAAGCCAACGAAATGGTTTTGATGTGAGTCGTTGTATGATCTGCAACAACAGTATGCGATATAATTGGGCTACTATTCTATAGGTCGGAGTTCTCTATTTCACTTGACTTCTTGGATAGTTTTTTATCCAGATATAGGAGTATGGCGTATTTGAACTTTTCGCTGTACTCGCTATCATTATAATAGGATAGTATAACCGAAGATCTTGAGTCTGAGTAGCCACCTTCATAGGATTGCAAGGGTCTATTGGCTGGTGTGTTCTCCCACCCCTCATACTTATCTGGGAGGCTTCTTTTTAATCGGTCAGCTTCATCTTTTTCGGTTATAACGAAGGCGACTGCATAAAAAACGCCATCAACAGTCTTTAAAATGACAATGTCTTGGATCTTCCCAAAAAACTTCACTCCATTCGCATATAGCACTTGTACTCTTGGCCCTTCTTCGCCGTCTTCTATTTTGTGGATTTGTCCGCCCTGCTCTTTGATCTTTTCCTTTAGTTGCTCCAGTGTGGTCTCACCAAGGGTGCATCCTATTATCGTTCGAGTGATAACGTCTTTTTGCTTAGCGTTGTTGCGCTGTGAAAATCCTGCTGTAGAGGTTAGAAGAATGAGCAGTAGTGCTACGAATGTTGAGTATAGATGCTTCATAGGTCTGTTGTTTTTGTATTGTCGGTATGAGTTTTAGAACCTGCGCTTTATGAGCTCTTCCACGTAGAAGATGCCCTGCACATCATCGAGCTTCACTGAATAGTCCTTGTATTGGCTATTGAGCGAATGGCACGTGATCTCGTTGGTTGCCTTGTCGTGGTTCACCACTTCCTTGAGCACTATGCCCTCGGCATCTGTCGCCACGACGCAGTATGTTTCCCCTCGCTTCTTTATACCATACTGCCAATCGCTTTTGGGAAGGACACGGCAGAGCAGCACGTCGCCATCGAGAAATGCCGTACTGGTGCCGTCGTCCATACTGTCGCCAGACACTTCAAAGAGCAGGTAGTCTCCTTTCAGCCTCTTGTCGATCAGCACAGGCATCGTCTGCTTATCCTCTTCCCAGCATGGATCGCCGAAGCCCGATAGTGCTCCCGCCTTCGCTCGGTGTGGAACAAGGGGTATCTCCACCCAGTCTCGGTCGCTACTCACGAGGGGACGTGCGCTATTCTCTGGGGATGGCTGCGTGATGGGAGCATCGACTTTGAGCATCTCGCCCTCACCAGAGAGAAGCCACGGGATAGATACTTCGGGGAAGGCGTCTACAATTTTGTCAACGTCATAGGAGTTTCTTTTGCGCCATCTGCTGACAAGCGCAGGAGACACGCCTACAAACCGAGCAAATTCCGCATCGGATGAAAATTTTTTATACTCTATTAACTTGCTGATATTCAGTGATGTATCAGCCTTTATATTGCGTGCCATACGAAGATGAGAACAATAACGTTTGCGTATGAACAAAATTGTTCCTACATTTGCAGTGTAGTTCAAGAGTGAACCACAAAGTGACCGAAGAAATGAACAGGTCACGGAACAAAGTTAAGATATTCTGACAATACGAAGCAATGGCACGGTTCAAAGTTCCTAAATCCTTCAAGGAGAAGCAAAACGAGCTATCCATAAAGATGTATAAGGATCAACTTGAGTTGGAGAGCCAGGGCTACGGCAAGGAGCAGATTACCCAAGCGCTCATGATAAAGTACCAATGTTGCAAAAACAAGGTCTACCGACATACTCGACGGGCGCCTGAGCTGCTGAAAGCCATCGAAGGCTAAGCCCTCCAGCGACAGCGATCTTTGACATACTTGATACAAACAATGGCGAAACGAAATAATCTGCGGGTGGAAGGCCCGCGCGTGATTAACCATTGTCGTTAGCCTGCGACCTAATGTGCGCAGGGCGAAGCCGTGGAACGCACGGAACACCCGAGGCTCGAAAGCCTCCTGACGACACAATTAGTAACTACAAATAAATACGGCTATGAATAGAGTAGAGACAGCGCTTGCCTATCTGGTAGCAGGCGCACTTTGCGTCTTAGGCTTCCTCGGCTTTCTGCTGATAGTCTCAGACACTGACCACCCAACAATGCCAGCAGTGAGCACCTCGGAGTTCCTCATCAAGAAGCTCGCAGGCGTTCTCCTCCTCGGCATCACCGTCTATACGTGGCGAGCTATCGAGCGCTACGGCAGACAACATTAGCGGATAGATTCTCTTTTCTTCAATCCGTGGAGCGGGCGGTCAATTTAGAGGCTCTCCCGCTCCCACAACGTTTTTTTTGTTTCCATGTGATTTGATATGTTTATTAGAGCGTGAGGGCAAACTCGGGAGAGCAAGGCCTCACAAAAAGTACGCTCAGCTAGGAGGCGCACCGACCAAAGTAGAACAATAGACCGCTATTTGGGCGGTCACCCCACCACGGTCGTAAGGCTGTGGTAACATACTCTTATTGTTGTCCAGCCAGCCCGTGAGGGTGTAGCTGGTTTACTAATGAATGAATGAACGATCTAAGCGCGACAAACCCGAGAGGGCAAGGCGCGCTACAAAGTAGACAATCTCCAAAATACAACAACTCCAATGATACAGATTTCCAATACCGATGCAGTGATCATCGCAAGGACGCTACGGATGCTTGGCACTAAGGGCTACGAGAATAGCCCGAAGGACCTCAAGTGGCAGAATGCGATACGCAATGCAAAGCTCATGGCGAGGAAGCTCACACGCCACCTCGAACGAGCCTCAATAGATACATAGATATGGACACGGCAATCATCCTCAGCCAAGGAGAGCTCAAGGCTCTCATCTCATCTGCGGTGTGCGAGGCACTAAGCAAGCACACGGAGATAGCAAAGCCCACCGAGAGATATATCGCAGGTCGTGACAAGGTACTCGGCTTCCTCGGTATCAAGTCGCGTGGCGCACTGAACTCAAGAATAGAAAAGTACCCAAGCGCCTTCCTGCAGGATGAGCGCTTTACTCTCATCCTCGACGTAGATGCGTATGCAGAGTGCCTACGCAGAGAGCAGAAGATGACAAGACAGAAGTAACCACTATATGAAGCAACGCAACATAGACGAGCTGCGATTTAGACGGCTCAGCGATCAAGATTTAGACCAGCACATCCATAACCACCAGCTGTATCTCTCCTTCCTAACGAATAAGATGCGCGCTCGAAATAAGCGGGTCCGCTACTTCTCGCAGAAGGCTGGAGATACAGCAGACAAGCTCATCCTGCTCAAGGATGAGAAAAGCCGTAGAGCGCAGGAGACCGCGTAATGAAGAAGATAGACCGACACGAGGTGATAAGAGCGATACAGAGACACCTCCAGCTACGAAAGGAAGAAAGACGGCTACCGCTGATCGTACTTAAAGAGCAACTATCCTCGGTAGTCGGCTATGACTTCGATACTCTCCGCCCTATCCTGCTGGACCTCTATCAAGAAGGTCTACTGATCTCTGGGCGAACGCTCAATTCTACCTACTTCACACTCCCAGAATATGTGTAAGCATAAATACATACCCCTCGACATCTTCGCCATGCAGGACGCGAAGATAGAAGCACTGACTGCAGAGCATGGGATGGCGGGCTGGGGCATCTACACCGCCCTTCTACTAAAGCTCGCACAGCAAGATGAAGACGGGTACACTTATCCAAACAACGCCAAGCGCCTGGCGAACATCCTGCCAAAGCGACCAAGGGCGGAAGTCGTGCGATCCACTATTGAGGACTTCGGTCTGTTTGAGATCGCCACCGATGAAGATGGAGTAGAGTACTTCTACTCACCACGCCTCACCTCACACCTCTCAACTCTTGGCGGTGCAGATAAAAAGCAAGGCGAAGAAGCCGCACCAAAGAAGCGCAGCTACAATGTAAGTCAAGCGGTCAAAGAAGGCTTAGATAGAGCTCGCGAGGCTAAGCGCAATCGCTCAAAAGTAGAAGATGAAAGTAGAAAAGTAGAGAGCAAAGTAGAAACGAAAGTAGAGAGCAAAGTAGAGACAAAAACAGGCAAAAGTAGAAAAGTAGAGAAAGCAGAAACGAAAGTAGACGAAAGTAGAGAAGTCGCTTCTACTTTGCCCTCTACTTTCAGCTCTACTTTGGGGGGGACTATAGGGGGGGTAATAAATACCCCCCTAAAAGAAAAAGGTAAAATAGAAGATGAAGAAGAAAGTATCCCCCAAACCCCCAGAGGGGGCTTTGAGAGCGCGCAGAAGGAAATAGATGCGATAGAAGACCCTGCGCTTCGCGCTATGGTTAGCTCGCTAATGTATCCGAACTCAGATATGCGAGACTTCGGTAAGGTGTGGCGAGCGCTCTATGAAGAGGCGACTGCTGGTGATGATGGCTTCGCTAAGTCAAGCATCCTATCGCAGGCCATTTGTAGAGACGGGCATGAGCTGTTTATGGCACTGATGCCCGACCGACCAGATGGGAATGCCAAGGAGCGTCCCACGGTGGCGACCACACTAAACGCAATAGCCCAATTCCGAAAGATGATGGCAGAAGCCAAGGCGTCCACCTTCCTACGAGGCAATCGAGCCATGGCGAGTCTGTCGTGGCTTGTCAAGCCAGACAACTTCGCTAAGGTCGTGGAGGGATGCTATCGAGACAACCATGCCTCCAAGCAGTCATCTCCTCCTCCTGCATCCCAGAACTACTCAAACCACATGTGGGATGAAGTAAAGAAGGAGCAGGAGCAGGCCGAAGATAGCGAAGAGATGAAGGCGTACAAGGATTCTGTACTCAAGAGGGTACGAAGAGGAGGAGAACATCAAAACACCAATAGCAATGAGTAACGAGCAACCACGGCCAAAAGAGAGTGCGCTCCCACTCGCTTCGGAGTTTGTCAAGAAGATCAAAGAGGAGCGGACAGCAGGCCTACCACCACGATCGGTCTATGATGCGTACCGAGGCATCAAACTTGACGATGCTCTTGACTATATCACAGAGCTTGGCAAGCTGAGGGAGGAGCGATTTTCGCTTGACAATGATACGCTGGCTCTTGGATATGCAAAAGCAGTGTCTTGGCTACTCGCCTTACCGCACCCAGAGATAGACGACCCGATGAAGGGGCTAATCGTCACGGGTGAGACGGGCACAGGTAAGACGCTTCTTGTGACTCTACTGCGAGACCTCAGCGAGATGCTCGGTGTACAGCGACCATTCTATGACGGAGTGAATAGCCGACGCACTATGAAGCCCTTCCTCTGGAATGGTGAGACGCACGCCCTTTGGCACATGGCTGATCTTATGGACAGCACAGATGGTAGGTACACCGCCCTGGACTATAGGGTGTTGCACATAGGCGACCTCGGAAGTGAGCCTGCCACATTCCAGCGCTATGGGAACAAGGCGAGTCTGGCGGACCTCATCAACCAGCGCTCCGACTATGGGTATCGAGATGCGCCGATCGTCGCCACCACAAACCTCCCATGGTCTGAACTTCAACGCTACGGAGACCGTGCTGTATCACGCCTTCGTGGCGACTGCATCGAGGTACGGCTCATAGGAGTGCCGGACCACAGAATGAACAGAACGAAAACGAGTATTTAATCACCAACCTATGGACAACGAAATCAAAATTAAGGGAACAGTAGCAGTCCTCTGCCCACTCATGCAGGGGAGAAGTAAGTCAACGGGCGCTCTCTGGCAGTCGCAGGTGTTCGTCCTTGACACGGGCGGACGCTTCTCCAGCAAAGTGCCGATCAAGCTATTCGGTGAGGCTATCGAGAAGTTTCCCCTACGAGTAGGACAAGAGGTAACCGCCTATATCGACCTCGATGGACGCGAGTACAACGGCACTTGGTATTCAGAAATCAAGGCGTGGAAGATCGAGTACTCCACGGGCGCTGCGCAGGCCTAACTCGTGTAAGCTTATGGATAATCCAACTCAAAAGAAGTCTTTCCTTATCGGGATAGATCCCGATACGGAGGCTTCTGGGTGGGCTGTAATCAATCTAAACGATCGGACTATTCTCCTCGAGACTATGCCATTCCTTAGAGTCTTAGATAAGCTCGACTTCTTTTCAGCCTTATGCTGCTTAGATGGACATCAAAGCGAGAAGGAGTGCGCCTACCGCTTTGTCCTCGAGGATATATGGAGTACCGCACACAACTGGCACGCATCACCAAAAGATAACCACAGAGTTGTAGCCAAGAAAGGCTACCACCTTGGGCGGTGCGCTATGGTTGGCGAGCTTCTCCGAGATGCGATACAGGCAAAAGAGTTCCCTATCATCTGCCAAAAGCCACTGCTCAAGCACTGGAGAGGACAAGACGGAAAGATCACCCACTCTGAAATGCTCGGAGTATGCAGGTATCACAATCTGACGCTCCCGAAGAGTAAGCTCGCTCGCACCAACCAAGAAGAGAGGGATGCACTACTACTCGCTATCCACCACATCGCAACACCTACCAAACTATTCGACAAATGACAATCACACTACTACTCTTACTCTCTGCAGGCCTGCTCGTGATGGCCTACCTCCTATGGACGCTACACTCACGACTGAGACTTCTTGAACGTATGGACGCTACCCGAAAGCGAGACGCACGTGACCTCACCAAGATGCAGGGCGAGGTAGAACACTACTTCTCGTTCGTGAGCGAACAGCAACATAAGCTCCTCGAGATGCTGGGCAAGGTCAATGACTTCACGTTCAAGCTCGCAGAGAAGGTGCTTACAAAGGGCGAGTACCAAGCTCCCACAGCAAAGCCTACCACGCTGGAGCGTGTGCCACGGCCACTGCGCACTAAGCCCGTGATGAACCCGCAACCAACCACAGACAAATAGCAACGATTATGAACGCAACTACCAATGTACCGCACCTTAGCGACTTTTCTAATTTCTCACGCTTCTGCCACGAGCGAGCAGTGGGCAAGGGCTTTTGGGGTGAGACGAACCCCAACTCGCATTACTTCGTCCTCGCAGATGGCGAGCTTTCCGAGGCTGTGGAAGCCGACCGCATCGGAAGGTGGCAAAGCTCGACCACGACACGATAGACACGCTCCAGCGGATAGAGGGTGCGCCTTACGCTCAAATGTTCCTCCGTGAGGTCAAGGATACCGTGGAGGACGAGCTGGCGGACACCGTGATACGCCTTGCAGACTTCTACGGGTGGATACTCGAGGAGAAGCCAAGACTTCAGAAGAAGTCGCTCCGAGACGAGTATGTGCCAAACGAAGCATACTTCACCGAGATACCTCTCACTCAGTTCGTCTTCCGAGTCAAGTGCATGCTGTTTGATACCGTCGTCGCAGAAGCAGCTCGCATACGCAGGGTGGTAGTGTTTATCGAAGCCTACGCCAGCGCTATCGGCATCGATCTGATGACGCACATCGAACTCAAGCTGAAATACAACGCAACCCGCCCTGCACTGCACGGCAAGAAATACTAAGGAACAATGACAACGGACAACATCATCGACCTGCTCATCATCGCTTGCAATTTGCTACTCGTGTGGTCAATAGCAGTGACGCTCACGCTGTGGCACGAACGAAGGGAGCGAGAGCCAAAGGCAACCTCCGCACCCGAAGCGGAGGACGTGACACCCACCGAGATACCCGAGAATGACAAGGACTGGGGCGTACGTGCCGACTATGTAGAGCGACTGCGCACAGCGATACTCAAACATTTGGATGGGCATTCCTACTGCTTCGTGAATATCGAGGATAGTGGCAATGGTGAGGCTCTAAACCACGGAGAGGCGCACGCACTACTCCTGCCCTTCTTGCAGAAAGGCTACTACGCCTACCGAGAGCTAACTGGATGGACTGGGTACAAGGTCACCCGCTTCCGAGTGGCGAAGCACCGAGACGTTGAGCCTACCGCTCTCGAGATCACCGAAGAGTTACTAATCAAGAATGTACAGCTATGACGACTATACTATTAGTCCTCTTGCTTGTCGCCACACTGGGGCTATCCTTTGAGGTATGGCGACTACGCAGGGGCAACAGAAAGCACAACGAGGTCACACGCGAGCAGATAGATGCACAGCTGAGAGATCTTGAGTGGGTGGACTTCGGGAAGGGTGACATACGAGCGCAGACTGGGCTACCCCTCGACATCTGCATCGACAAGTACGGAGGAAAATACATCGCCACTGCCAGCCAAACGCCCTTCACGGAGAACTCCGTCGTACGGATTGTTCCAACCATTGACGACGCCAAGAAAGAGATCAGAGCGTGGCAGGTGGAGCAGGTGTACCGACTATTCAAGCATGACTAATCAAGATAGCTATGACGACTATGATAGTACTACTCGCAGGCGCAAGCCTTAGCCTGCTGTTCTACGCACTTGGGCTCCGTGAAGATATAGATGACCTCCGCAAGTCCAAGGAGGAGCTACGGGAGAGTATGAGTAACACGAACTACGACCTGCACCAAGGCATAGAGCGACTAAAGCGTGAGAAGCACGCACAACGCAAGAAACTCACGGCCGAGATACACGCCCTCCGCACCCAGCTCCACCAGCTGCGGAAGGATCAACAGAAGCAAGACAATGGATAATCTGACTGTGGACTTCCTCTCATTCTTCCTTCCGTATATGGGGGTCATAATACTCTCTTCGCTTGTCTTATCCTTTGCTCTATCAGAGCACCACATCCTCGCTGCACGCTACTACTACGCAAGGAAATGGGAGCGATTGATTGGCTAGGCGATAAGAGAAAAGAATGAGGCGAAGCGATATGCAGAACTTATACGCAAGGAAAAGACTGCGGAGATAGAATGGCTCTCCAAGAAGGTAGCCACCCTCGAGGGGGAGCTTTCCGCCCTCCGTGCAAATTCATCTAAACGCCAATAAAGTTATGACCCAAAAACAAAAAGAGATACTGACAGCGTGGTGCCTCAACCTGCTTGTCGCCTATCGTATCGACTTCTTCCGAGGGTGCGCCATCTCTGATGTCGTTACGTTTGTCACCACTGGAGACCCTGACCGAATAGAGATAGCGAGGGAGATCTTACACGGAGCTGACCGCCTCAAATTTGAGGCAGACACGAAGGACTACGCCGAGCTACTCAAGGAGCTAAAGCAGATAACAAAAGAAGTGCCACTAAGCGACACCGCACATCTCGCCATTGCCTGTGTCTTCGGGGGTGAATGGGGGGAAGCGATAGAAGCCCTCGACAAGCTCAAGAGAGAACGCAACGAACATAACTAACCACGAGTGCGCCCTGCTGGCGGGAAACCGCACGCTATACCTTCAGCGACTAGGACGGCGGGGCGCACTCTAATCAACACAACGAACTATGACGAGAGAAGAACTGAAAGAGATGGAGCGCTTCGCAGTCATCTTAAACTCACGACTGGAAGAGGTAACGGACATGTATGAAGATATAGATGACCGCCTCAAACTCCTTGAGGATGCGCGTCTGAGTAATGCATGCAGAGTCATCGACAAAATACAAGAGAAGTATAACGAGCTGGACGACAAGCTCACCGACCTAAGCGAAGCGGTGGAGGAGTTCACCAAGGCGATACGCAAGATAAAGGAGGAGGCACAACTATGACACGCGAAGAAGTAAGGCAACAGCTGGCGAAGAACCCGCTGGAGTGGGAGGAGGATATTGATGGAATTCTTACCGCTGAGGCATGCCCGCTTGAGAGGGAGGTCTGTATAACCTACCGCTTAATCGAAGATGACGTGTATATAAAAGCAGCTAATGACAGTGGTCGCTTCGTTGGCGAGTTCATCGGTGTGGAAGGTGGAGAAGAGGCGCTCAAAACCATAGCCGAAGACCACCGCCTCCTCTTCGCCTGCCGACTGCTCGGCATTAAATACTAACGACTATGACGCAAGAGCAATTAGAACGTGAGCTGTTGCCTCTCTGCTGGCGAAAGACGGGCAGGGATGATATGATAGTATCGCACACGGACATAGGCATGAGCTTCTACATCCACCACATCGAGGGGAGTGGCTACTGGGGATATATCATTGACTCGTGGCGAGACTTCGAGGTGGTACGGCTCAAAGGTAAGACGCTGGAAGAGGCTAAGGCGTTCTTCTGGGACTTATACGCTGGGAACGTATGGAGCTTACTCAAGTGGGAGACAGAAGATAAATAAACCTTGATGCTAACGATATGAACGTACTTGATACACAGGTAGGCGGAAGCCACTACAAGGATATGCGCTTCCAGCCAATAGAACTGATCAGCCTATTAGGCTTGGACTTCTTTCAGGGGAACGTAGTCAAATACGTATCTCGCCACCACGAGAAGGGTGGGCGTGAGGACTTAGACAAGGCACGGCACTACTGCCAGCTGGCTATGAGCTACGGCTATGGACGAGGGAGGCTGCCTACAAAAGCGCAGACGGCTCGCATTGCTGTATTCGTCTCGATGAACAGCCTGCCAGGCTACACGGCTAAGCGTTTTTCTCGCCTCATCTCCGAAGGCCTTATGTGTCGCAACTGGGATCTGGCTATGGAGATCATCGATGAAATCACCCAGGACTACGATCTGCAGGCCTGCAGTACAGACAACTAACGTAAATACACTAACAATATGGAACTATTCCTCGCACGAGTTGCATACAGCAACTTAGATGACAAGAAAGTCACCGAGAGCTACCTTGTGGATGCTCTCTCATACACCGAGGCGGAGGCTAAGGTGCTAGACTACCTCGCCAGCTTCGCCTCTGATGCGGTCGAGATAAAGAGCCTCAAGCCTCTCGGGGTGTCCGATGCTATCGGGCTTGACGTAGACGGAGATAGCTACCGCTACTACGTTATAGGGCTTACCGACGGGAAGGGCAAGACGACCGCTCGCAGAGTGCTTATCAAAGAGCTCTCCGCAATGGATGCCTGCAACACCATCTCCGACAGCTGGGAGAACGTGGTGACTTCGGTGCGCCTGCTGGATGTGGTAACCGTAATCAGATAGGCTATGATCGCTGTACTAATCATCGCAGGCCTCGTCCTCGGCTTAATTTTTTTTTTGCCGGGGCTCACTCTTCCGCAAGTCTACCGACAAAGCCACTTCGCTGGGAGGTGGCCTACGTGTGGCATGGGCAACCATGCTGGAAAAAGCCAGTCACCTATCACCACGGTCTTTAATCAAGAAGAATATGAGTAACACGACATTCAAACACTACGTAGCTCCGTTCAAGGATGTATCGGGGGATATGTGGGCGCTTCTAATCGCATACCCCGATACGGAGGAAACCAAGAGCTACCCAAAGGTAAAGGAGGTGCGCCTTGGCGTGCCAGCGGTGACGCTGACGACTGAGAGCGAGGACGCTCTTGCCCCAGTAGTCAAGGGTAGGCTGGCATTCTCTCTCTTGGAGGAGAGGGCGGACCAGCGGTATCGTCACCTTGTGCAGGCCCCCGAGGGTGATGTGTCGGTCGTGCTGATGTATCTTGGCGATGAGAAGCTGCCTGCGAATGGCACTTTGAGTGATCAGTGGATGCAGGCCTGCATTGATAGGTTTGATCCAACGACAAAGGATGGTAATTGTTTTTGGTGTGGCACGCTTGATCCAGAGAGCTACAAAGAGCCAGCTAACCAAGATACTGGGTATCTTGTCAGCTTCGAGGCTAATGACTTTGGACGATTAGCAAGAATACCCGTCACCAGCAGGCCGTTTGAGCCACAGATACGAGTGCAGGAGAAGATGTCACTCCAGAATCTTCTTCGAATCATTCTGTACATGGGTATCGAGGGATGGACGCACGAGCGCCACCGCTTTCCGAATGGACCAGGGGGGGTGCTTCCTGGCCTGCGTAAGAATGTGGTTTTTGCGCTGTCAAGGTATGATGCCGAGGATGAAGTCTTGAGCGGAGATGTTATTTCGCGCAGAGAGAGGGGGCTGATTGTAGATACCTCTCAGTTCTTCGAGGACAGCGACACTCCGATGTCTCTTCTGGAGGTGCTTGAGCGTGTTCTTAGCTCGCTTAGCCTGCGAATAGAGCAGTCCAGCGGAATGTACATTGTTTCGGATATATCCTCTCTCGAACAAGGTAACACAACCCCTGCGGCAACGCTTAACAACAAGGATGCTCAACTATCCTTTACTCCAGTCCAGATGAAGGTGCTTGGAGATGATGGTGAGCTGTCTCTTCATGAGAGCTATGGTAATCTTGTCGTGACTACATACACGCACCTTGATTCCGTACGCAAGGGTATGGAGCTTCCAAAGATTGAGGACTATGCCCCGTGGGTGGCAGTAGGAAGAGCTGATGTATCCTCGAAGAATATCCTCGGCTGGCGATTCAGAACAACGGACCCGCTCATGGGTACAGCTAAGACTCCTGCCATACTGGAGGTGGAGGCGGAGACACTCGGTGAGGATGGGCGCTTTTACTCCTTGGTATGGAATCCTAAGAGTATCCACGGGCGAGTGAAGAGCCTAAAGTTTGGCGCAGGACTTAGTCCAAGGGTTACGGAGTACAGTGTGTTCTACGCAAGGGTAGACGGCTGGAAGCGTGTGCGTGATGGCTTGTATGCCAACCAAGCTCTAAAGCTGGTAGATGAGGACTGTGTGATATACGATAGTGGAGCTGACCTCAACGACCTCACCTACGACCTCACCAAGTCGTTCAACAACTATGCAGCGCAAGAGGAGGGAGCTATACGAGGGTATGTGCAGATGCTCAAGTGGTATCGAGACCAGATGAACTCAACAGAGCGCCCGCTCGGTCTCAAGCTCAACGAGAAAACACCTTGGACTATGGAGATACCGAACGTGGGGGATATATCTAACTTCTGCCTTCGTCTTGATATGCCTCTGTTACTCTCATTTGGCTCAGACCTCTATCAAGAGATGAACGAGATTACGGGTGAGCGCCTCAAGATGTACTCCAATAATTCGTCAGGACGAAACTACAACCTCGGAGATCCAGAGGGCACGAAGAGGATAAACGACTCGGCTAAGGCAAATAAGGAGTTTACGGACCAGCTAATTGAGGCACGCGTCCCATTCAGTCTGACTGCGACTAACTCCAGTGGAGAGAAGTTATACCTCATATATAATCAGTACAGCCAAACGGGTGAGCTGATGTGGACGACAGGGCTAGCAGGATCAACTCGAAGTGTGCCATTCCTTTCCTATGGAGGGGATAAGAGCAAACTTAATTGGGGAGGAATAACGCACGCCCGCAGGAACATTGGCGACCAGCAGGGAGACGGTGTGTTTATTCCGCTTCCTCCACGAGGTTTCACCCACTTAGAGTTAGAGGTGTTCAGCGTACCTACATTCTACAAGAAGAAGGATGACAATATCGAGCAGTTTACGGAGTGGAAGCTGTGGAGCGTTCCAAGTGCAGTACTCGCACAGGCCCCCTCGATGTGGATCTCAGACTACCTCGGGCGTACGGGTGATGATATAGCCAAGAACAGACGGGAGCGGTTTACTTTCAGTGACTCTACGACTGAAGGCTTCGACGACGAACTGCACTTCTCGGCAGGCTATGGCATCCCCTCGGCTTCTCCATCTATCCTGCGATACCTTGGTGATGGGAAGAGCCTTGCTGAGGTGTTCGGTGCAAATAGAGTGGCTTCCGATGATTATCTCCTCTCGGCTTACCGCGCACGTTGCTTCGGTAGAGTCTACGGAGCTTTGCCCACCAGAGGGTATGCGCTCTCTGGTACGTTCGCTTGGTGTAAGTACCCACTGCACCGACTATATGCAGGCTTTGAGTGGATAGCTGTCAGTCGAGAGATTGATATAGTCCAAGGCACAGAACGAGGCACATACCACCAGCTACGCCCAAGGTATGAGGTCACCCCCCGTATGCTTCGCCCTGAACTTCTATCTGGAGAAAAGGATGTGAAGTACGTGGACTACGCAGGCTCGGCTTGGAAGATAATAAGAGACCACACGCCAAGGCGTGGCAGGTAACCAATAAGACCGCCCTCCCTTGCATTTAAGGGGGGTGCGGTTTTATTTTATAAGAAGTTCCTCGGAATTCTAAATGAACTTTTCTGTGGTGCACCGCAGGACTGCGCTCCGTACCACCCAACACACTAATATGCTATATGAGATATGTCTACTGATATGGCAATCCAAGAAGAACGCCCAGTTTACCAGCGCATCACAACATGGATAGGCGTAGATGCAGCGGTAGAGGTAAGACGACTGCGCAAGCACTTCGGCTTCAAGAGCAACCACCAGCTGTTTAAGGCTTCTGTCTTTATGGCTATCCGCCTGCTCCAAGATGCAGAGCAGAGAGAGAAAGACCCTGACGACACAACCATTCAAGACGCATTCAAGGCTCTGACGGACTGGGAGGTACCAGAGTTCGGGCGCAGACGACGCAGAAAGAAGGACGGCCACAAGGAGACCGCTGTCTTGCTCGCTCTTTTTAATGGTCAAGTATCAAGTATGTCCAAAATGGAAATAGTTGGCGAGCAGGCCACGCCCTCGCACGCTGATGCTCCGAAGTGGTACGAGCGCTTCATCCGTCTGCACTATCAAGCACTCTACGATAAGTATGCAGACCGAGCCGAGCGACTCACTGGTGACTCACTCGCTCCTCGTGATCTGCTCCACGAATCGCTCTTGCGCTTGCAGTGCCCTCCGTCACAAATCACGAGCTATGAATCATACGAGCGTTGGGCGCTTGACAAGTTCAACGAATCACGAGCCACTCATCATAAGCGTGCGGACGTGGCTCATCACGAGCCTCATCACACGAACTCTCATCACGAGGGCAGTGGCGGTACTCATCATCACGATGATGCCTGCGACTGCCACCGCTCCGACCGCTCCGACTCCACCCGCCACCCCCTCCAGGATGAAGAGGCATAGGACTAAAGAGTACACCAAGCTGATGAACTCAAGGCGGTGGCGTCGGTTGCGAGCTGCCTACCTATCTGCCCACCCCATTTGCGAGGATTGCGAGCAGGCGGGTAGGACAACGATAGCCACCGAGGTGCACCATATACGCCCAATTGAGAGCGCTGCAGGCCGCCCCGCGGATATGCAAGAGCTTGCTTTTAACCCCTGTAACCTTAGAGCGCTTTGCACGGCCTGCCACATGGAGGCACATAGGGTACTACATTCTAATAGTTTGAGCGCGTCTAAGGAGCGCGCGCGGGCTGAATTGACCGCCTTTGCGTCTGCATACCTATCAGATTGACCGCCTTTGCGTCGGTGTATAGCCCACCCATTAGGGTGTATTATCCCCTTGCTTTTTGGGTGTGAGGGCGGTGCAACCAGCCAGCGGAGAGGCGGGCATACTCCTCCTATTAGTGGGGCGCCCCTCTCTGTGGCTGGCTCGCTCACATCTGGGCATACCTCTCCCATTAGGGTGTATCTCCCTCTCTTCGGCTCGCTCGCTTGCATTTGAGTATAGCTATCCCGTTGCAGGCGGTCGCCTTTTTTTCTTGTCGTCAGTACGTCAAAGAGCGCGCGGGGGCTGGTTGCCTCCCGTCGCGGCTGCTATCTCCGCTGGGAGCAAACAGCCTACCACGTTGTGCCGTGGCAAAGATTATGCGCCTATATAGTTGCACGCGCTCGCCTTTGTCGTTGGTGTAGGTAGCTACCTCACACTAACGACAACGCCACCCACCTGCATAGGTAGGTAGCTGCCCGCCAAAGAGCGAGCAAAAAAACGCCCCGTCGTCTGTGTAAGGCGGCGGGGCGCTTGTGTATATTAGTCCTCCTCGTCGAACTCGTCTGGGTGCAAGCGTCTATAATTCTCGCGTGCCTCATCTTCGAGGCACTCAAATTCCCCGCGCTCGTCCTCGCTCATGCGTCGGTTAAACTCCTCTCTACTGAGAGCGTCTAAGATCTCGTTGTATCTGATGTTTTCGGCTATTTCCTCCCCTTCTTCGTCCTCCTCATCTTTTCGGTCTATGTCGAGATTTGCAAATGTGAAGCTGCGTTCACTGCCCCCGTTGCATTCTACGTACATTGCAGATGATGATATATATCCATCGCTTCGTATCTCCGACCTTTTGAAAAATATACTAAGCGTTTGATAAGCGTACAACGCTTCTCCTTCTTCGGCCTGCTCTTTACAGGCGTTGTAAGCCTCGTTATAGGCGTACTCGCTCATTTCTTCGGCGAGCTGCTCCGCGTCCTCTTCGCTCGTGATTAGGCTGGTTAGCTCATTTGTATCGATCTCTATAGCTTCGATCGTTTCGGTTAGGCCGTAGCCGCGACTATCGTAGGTTTTCGATATAGTCAGCTCTTTGCCTAATAGCTTGATGGTCTTATTCGTTTTCATGTTATTTGTCTGTTTAGTTGTTATTTATTTTCTTTTCGGTTTTTGGCGGCTTCCTCCTTGAGGCGGTCGAATGGCTCAGCCTCAACCCCCCGATAGTCGTCCAGTCCCTTGAGGGCGTCTAAGATCTCGTTGTATAGTACATTGTCCGCTATCTTATTACCTGTATCGTCTTCTTCGGGTCGTCGCTCTATTAAGTCGTCGTAAAAATAGAGATCCATCCCCCCTGTATCTTCCTCTTCGTCGTACCAAGCGGAAGCAAATATACTACCTCCTTCATGTATGAAGCCCCCGTCTAGGTTGACTATAAGGGTGTGCCTTGAATGTAGCTTGTCTCCTGCTCTTGCTTGCTCTTCGCATTCATCTATCATACTGTTATACACGATTCTGTACATGTCGTATCTGAGGTCTGTACACCTTCATCTGTCCATATACACCCTGTTAGGTCGGTTAGGCTTATGTCAGTGATGTATTCGCTCTCGTCGGTGTGTTCATTGTATCTTTTAGATATTTCGAACTCTCTATCTACGAGGGTAATTATCTTCTTCGCGTCCATGATCTTTATCGTCTTTGCGGTTAGTTGATTCTTCTTGTGCCGAGTGGCGCGGCGGCGGTGTGTAGGTCTGTATCTACCGTTACGTAGTCCCAGGACGTGCCGAAATGATCTACGAGGAGTACCCACAGCCCGAGTTTTTCGCTGTATGCGAACATTAGGCCAAAGTGCTCATTTAAGAACCTGGCAAAGTCCTCGCTACAGTTGGTTAGGTAGTATTGGAAGATTTCGGGATGTTCCTCGGTCTCTTCGTCACACTCGTATCCGATCGTGTTGTAGTACATTAGCTCCTCATCGAGGTAGGCTATTTCGTTGCACAGGATAGTAGTGCACCCTGCCCAGCTGGCAGCTACTGCATACGTCGTTGTGTATGCCTTTTGGTCGGTCTGAATAGTTTTCATACCTTTGTAATGATATTAAAGAAATGTTTGCCCCGTTGTTCGTTGTGAAACGAGCGCGGGGCTTTTTACGTTCGTTCCCGTTCCAAAGTCTGGGGCGTTTCCCCCTTTCTTTGTACTACAAAGGTACAACAAAAAACCGAAACCACCAAATCTAAAACGCTATTTCCCAACATTTTAGGCACATTTTTCCGCCCTCCTCGCATTTTTTTTGACTGACCGAAAAATCGACATCACGAGGATAGGGGGAGGCGATTTTAAGGGGAGGGGAGACCCCCTGCATACCACCCCTCGCTCCCTTTTCTTTGCGCGAGTTCTCAAAGTGCTGTGGGGGTTGTGGCGTGGGCTAAAAAGATTTGGGGGGCAAAGTGGTGTCAAAATGTGATGTTTCGCTGGGTTTATGTAGTGCCCTCTACAAAATGACGCAAGAAGAAACCGCATGCTTCCTAAGAGACGGGCTAAAGGCCCTTGGCGCATACTCCCCAGCGTTTGAGCCGCTAATATCGGCCACAGCGCAGATGGCTGGTGTGTGCAGGGAGTCTTATGCTGTGCTGATGTCTGATGGCATAGTGGTCGAAGAGACCAGTCGTGAGGGCGATTCACGCAAGCGAGCTAATCCTGCCTGGTCCATCTTTATTGAAGCGTCTAAGGAACTCCGCGCACAGCTTTCCGAGCTTCAGATGACCGTACGAACTGCGAAGTTCACAAGCGGCGACGAGGTGGACAAGCTCAACCACATACTCCAGCAGATATATGACGAAACAACTAAGTCAAAGCGAAGCGACAGCACTGAAAAGCGGAGTCGTAGATCGTCTGCGAAGCGCTAAGATACCATACCCGCGCTTCAACAAGCTCGACAAGCGTCTATCGTCGTATATACGCGAGTGCATCAAGCACCCAAGCCTGCACAACGTGTACGAGCTTCTGTCTATTGAGCGCTTCCTGCACAAGGTGGGCAAGTATGTACTTCGAGACGAGAAGGTGCGTCACTTCATCACGTTCTACGAAAATATCCGACTACCGTCTGCTGAGGGTATGGTGTTCTTCGCGCTTACCCCCGTGCAGGTCTTCCAGTTCACCAATATCTTTTGGTTCTACCACGATGACGGGGAAAGGCGGCTTGTTCGTGATGTTCTGCTATTCGTTCCACGTAAGTTCAGTAAGACGACTTCTATTGCTACACTCTCAGTGTATGACCTCCTCTATGGTGATGCTAACGCAGAGAGCTATGTTGGTAGTAATAGCTACCAGCAGTCGCAGGTGTGCTTCGGTGTAATCTCAAAGATTCTGCGTGCTCTTGATCCTCAGCTCAGACGCTTCAAGATTAACCGAGAACAAGTATTCAACCGAATGCCTGGGAAGATGTCGATTGCACGATGCCTATCCTCTGCGGCAGACCGATTGGACGGTCTAAATGCTTCGCTGGTGATCATTGATGAGTACGCACAGGCGGAGAGTGACGCACTAAAGAGCGTCCTTACCTCATCGATGGGCGCAAGGCGAAACCCACTCACGTTCGTAATCACGACCGCCAGCGATAAGCTTGATACGCCATTTACTGAGATGCTGGATGCCTATAAGTCTATCCTCCGCGGAGAGGTGGAGAACGATAGTATCTTCGCACACATTTTTGAGCCCGATGTGGATGACGAGGAGGGAGATCCTAATACGTGGCGCAAGGTCCAACCGCATTTAGGTGTCACAGTGCGCCCAGAGTACTACGAAGCGGAGTATCAGAAGGCGCAGCTCACGGCAGGAGATATGAAGGCATTCCGCAACAAGCTCCTCAATATCTTCGCCCGTGACGAGCGTGAGATGTGGATACCTCGTGAGACGATTGAAAAGGCATTTATGCACGTACCTATGGAGTCTCTGCGTGGCTATCGTGCGATGTGCGCTGTGGACTTGTCCGTCCGTGACGACTTTAGTGCGCTTACGTTCCTTGTCTATACACCAAGTCGTGTCCCCGAGGGTCGCACCAAGGTCTGCCCGTTCCACGCTATCACGCACTACTTCTTCCCAGAGGGGATGCTCGCCACACACGTAAATCGAGAGCTCTACAAGCGGTGGTCGGATGACGGCTATCTGACGCTCTGTAAGGGCGACAGCATCGACTACCCCCTCATTGTGGACACAATTCTCCGACAGCCCCTCTCTACACTGAAAATCGGCTACGACCCCTATAAGGCACTTGAGTTCACGAACCTCTTGCGATCTACTCCGCAGGTGGGCAAGGCAAATCTGGAGGCTATCCCGCAAACCAATGGCTCGTTCAATACGGCTGTGATGTCGTTTGAGCTGGCTCTGTCGCAGGATAGCATCACGTTTGACCCTAATCCTATCACGGCATACTGCTTTGGCAACGCTGTGATAGACGAGGACCGACTCGAAAACCGCAAGCCTGTCAAGGCTGTGGCTTCGGACAAGATTGACGGAGCTATCACCTGCTTGATGGGCTTCTGGCTGTTCAACCACTTCAAAACTATCGTATAAAATGACCATTTCTCATTTCTTCACTCGCCTCTTCAAGCGGTCGTACTACGCTGGTGGCGATAAGTGCGCATCTGGCGGAAGTGTGCAGGAGTTCGTAAATCAATTCAACGGAGCGTCAGTGTCTACCCCGGATAGAGCAATGACCATCGCAAGCGTGTACCGATGTGTGGATATTCTCTCTGGGACTATCGCATCGCTCGAGCTCCAGCACCTAAAGCGCTCGGGGAGTATCTTCCAATATGCTGGAAACACGCAGCTCAACACCCTATTTGCTGGGCAGGCAAATAGCAGGCAGAATTTCTTTGTTCTGCTCAAGAATATCGTTTCTCGACTTCTTCTCTCGGGGAATGCTTATATCTACCCTCGATACTCCTCTCATGGTGAGTTGATGGATCTAATTCTTCTCGGTGACGTCTCAGTTTCCTATGACAAGAGTAGCAACACGTACAGCATCTCGGACTTCGTATGGAATATCAATGGCGTGTTTACTGCGGACGAGATTATCCACCTAAAGAACAACAGCCTCGATGGCGGTTATACTGGGGTTTCCACCATTACGTACGCTTCGACTTCTATGTCACTTAGCGCCAATGCAGACAAACAGACGAATGATGGACTGCTATCGGGTAACCAAAAGAGCGGTTTCCTCGTGGGGGGGAATGAACTGCAGGGGATTGGCGCACTTGACTCCGATGTGGCAGATAAAGTGGTAGACCGAGTGAATAACGAGATTGCCCAGGGGCGTAGAATTGTCCGCTTGTCTGGGTCTATGCAATTCATAGATTCCTCTGTTAGCAATGCTGATGCCGAGCTACTCGAGGTGCGCAAGTACTCCGTGCTGGATATATGTCGCTTCTTTGGTGTGCATCCCTATATGGTGTTCGCAGACCAAAGTACCAACTACAAGGAAGCAGAGAACTCGCAGATAAACTTCCTCAACCAAACGCTCCAGCCCCTTATCCTGCAGATTGAACAGGAGTTCTCTGTGAAGCTACTGCCAAGATCAAGGCGGGCATCCGAGCGCATCCGCTTTGACCTCTCCCGACTATTCGCCACCGACCTGCGCACACGTGCTGAGTACGTAAAGAGTAGTGTGGAAGCGGGCGTGATGACCCCTAACGAGGGTCGCATCTTCGAGAACAGAGAGCCTATTGAGGGTGGCGACCAGCTGTTTATCACGTGTAACGTGGCTCTTGTCTCCTCTCGCCCGAGTATTGAGGAGTTGCACCCAGATGGAGGCCCTTCCAAAAGTACAGAGGAATAGCGAAAAGTGGTGTCAAAATACGCCATATAACTACGTTATATAAAGCCCAAGATAGATATGAGCGAAACCAAAATACTCGAGCTTAGAAGTAGCCCCAGCGAGCTATCTGCTCCATCACTCCAAAGTGAGGAAAGCCGCACGATTGAGGGGCTTGCCATCGTGTACGAAGAAGAGAGCGAGGTCTTGTATGACTTCCTTGATGGGCGTGCATTCCGAGAGGTTGTGCATAAGGGTGCAGTGTCGGAGGAATTGCTCCGCTCGTCCGATGTCCTCGCCTTATACGAACACGACCGAACGAAGCTCCTTGCTCGAAGCACAAACGGAGCGGGTAGCCTACAGCTGACTATCACGGATAGTGGACTTCTCTACCGATTTGATGCCCCCAACACGCAGTTAGGGAATGATACGCTGGAACTCCTTCGCAGAGGAGACCTGCGCTCCTCCTCATTCCTTTTCGGTGTCAATAAAGGCGACACGCGCTGGGAGAAAAAGGAGGACGGTACGTGGCTTCGTCACATTGATCACTTCTCGTATCTCGGGGATGTATCGGTTGTGAGTACTCCAGCCTATCCAGCAACCACTGCATCTGCAGAACGCTCAAAGCGGGCTCTCGATGAGGAGCGAGGATTACCCGAGCCAACCGAAGAGCCTACTCCCGAACCAGTCCAAGAAGAAACGACCCCCGAGGAAGCTCCCGAGCCAGTTGCTCGTACGCCATTGGCAGAGCGCGCTCTTCGCTGGGCTGATATAACCAAGTCCAACCTTTAACCATTTAACCAATTAACTATGACAAAGGAACAAGAACAGCTACACGAATTGCACGTGCGATTCAAGGAGCTGCAGGGGAAGCGCCATTCTGGTGCGCTTACCGAAGATGAAGAGCGCGAGCTTGTCCGAGTTAGCGAAGACCTGCAGGAGCGAAGCATCAATGCTGCCGCTTCCAAGGCGCTCGAGCCCGACACAGCTGGCGAGCAGGTGGAAGCCGCTAAGCGCTTCCTTGATGCAGCCACCCGAGCAGTGAACTCGCATCAGGCTGTAACTATCGAGGAGCGTGCCGCCACGATGACCACGAACGTAGCAGCTGCACAGCCTACGGTTATCCAAGATGTCGTACAGCCACTCGAGGCAGAGCTTATCCATACCAAGGTGGGTCTCAAGATGCAGTCGGGTGTAGTTGGTCAGCCCGTATGGCCAGTGCTTGCAGGCGTTACGGCTACCATCGCAGGGGAAAATGTCGCTCTCACCGACCAGAACCTCAACCTCGACAAGATTGCCGCTAAGCCCGAGCGTGTCGGTGTGTATGTGCCAGTGACTTCGCAGGCCATCACGGCAACCAACCTCAACCTCCGAGCTATCACGCTCGAGCGACTTGGGCAGGCTGTCGGTACGGCTATCAACACGGCTCTGTTCGCTAAGACTGCTCCCGCTGGTCCTAACAATGGTATCGGGACGATCCTCGCTGCACCCTACGCTGCGCCTATCGCAGGCACGTGGAGTAACACGGTAGCTCCAACCATCAAGGAGGTTGTCGCTCTCGAGGCCGAGGTACTCGGCAAGAATGTCAAGGTAGACGGCAGTGCCGCTTACTTCGTGCATCCCAAGACCTACTGCCTGCTCAAGTCTACGCCAGTAGAAAAGGGCAATCCCCAGATGATCCTTGAGAATGGGCATATGAACGGCTACCCCGTAGTGTCTACTACGTTCATGCCCGAGGATGCTATCCTCTTCGGTGTGCTGTCTTATGCTGTCCTTGCCCACCACGGCAATGGCGACCGCCTCTATGCCCAGTACAACGGTATCACTGACCGCATCGACTTCACTCTTAACGGTGACTACTCCCTCACGGTTCTCCGTGCAGAAGCGTTCGCCTGCTTGAAGCGTAAGTAATAGCTATGCCCACATATATCTCTCTCGAGGAAGCAAAGAAGCATCTGAACGTAGACCACGAAGAGGATGACGACTTCATTATCGAGCTAATTGACACTGCCGAGGACTATCTCTCTGGGCTTCTCTGCAGACCTCTGGTTGAGGTGGAGCAGGCTTCAGGCGACTTGCCTCCAGCGCTTCGGCACGCTCTCCGAATGATAGTCGCACGCTTCTACGCTGATCGAGAGGGGTATCGTGTGGGACGCGTGACGGAGCTTGCTTTTTCGCTTGGCTCACTCATAGGCAGATACCGATTAGAGCGATGAACGCAGGAGCATTCACACACCGACTGGTGTTCCTCAAAGCTGTAAAGACGCAGAGTGCGTCGGGCGCTGTAAAGGAGGAGCTGGTAGAGAGTTTTCGCTCTCGTGCCTACCTCCGAACGCTTCGCCCGACCTACGATAAAGACGGCTTGCAGGCACGTGAGGTTGTCGATACCTCGGCTGTGGTGTTCGTTGTTCGTGCTGATAAGCGTCTATCTGCCGCTGGGTGGCTTCGCTTCAATGGCGCACTCTATCGCATCGTACTGCTCCAGCCTATGCTTGACAGAACGGTGCAGGTTACAGCTCGCTTTGTAGATGAATAGAGTATGCCCGATGTAGTTTCTCTCAACGGATTTCCCGAGGTCGAAGCCTTTATTGGCCGTCTCAAAGAAGCCCCGAGCCCCGAGAGTCTGCGTGAACCATTCTTCCGTGCTGCGGAGGTGTACCAGCAGGATGTTCGCACGACCCTGCCCCCTCTGTACAAGCAGCCGAATAGGAATGGGCATGTACCAAGAGGCAACCTCATCCGAGGGCTTCGTAGGCGTATGCCACGCAGAGGAAGAGGTGGACGGGTGTCTGTGTCGGTAGGTTTCCTCTATGTCAATGGAGCGACGGCGATGGGGCAGGAGTCTCAAGCTGCTAACCACGCCCACCTCATTGACAAGGGAACGGCTGACAGATACACACGGAGCGGGAAGTTCAGAGGCAGGGTGCTGCCCACCCTATTTTGGACGCATGCTAAGCAGAGAAGCACGCCACGCGCACAGCGAATACTCCTTGCAGGAGTCACGAAAGTCTTAACCAACGTATGAGTATCTATCTCGACAACAACAGAAAATGGCACACCGCCCAGTGGGTGCGGAGCAAACTCCTTGCGTGTGAGGAGCTGCGTGAGCTTGTAGGGGATAAAATATTCCCCGTGATAGCTCCAGAAGAAACCGCTGGCGACTACATAATCGTATATCGCAGCGCCTACGGTCGTGACCGCGACAAGTCAGGCGACACGCACAGCGAGGCTTATGTAACCGTGCTATGCTTCTCCGATGGTTACGACAGATCTATTGAGCTGGTGAAGCTGGTGGATGCTGTCCTCGATGGAGGGCGCAATGATGAGGTCGGGAAGACAATGGGGTGGTGCGAAACACGTGCCACGCTCGACGAGTCCGAAGAGGGCCACTCTGATGGTAAGTTCTTCCAGTCACTTACGTTCGAAATATCATAACCAAAACCAATAACTAAATAGCAGTTCTTATGGCAACTCAAACACCTCCCAACCCCAAATACAATAAGAACGTGGACCTCGTCAGAGGCGAGTCGACCAGCATGTTCATTGCTGGTCTGTTCGTTCCCTACGTGAAGAAGGATGATTTCAAGTTCGCACCACAGACTATCGAAATCTCCAGTAAGATGTCGGGCAAGAGCCCTGATAAGCTCGGAGGCCGAAATGAATGGTCCGCCTCTATCGAAGCGTACGTATCGAACTCCGCTGGGCATCTGTCCTACAACGCTCTTGAAAACCTTGCCGCATCGGGTAAGGCTGTCACATTCGAGATTTGCGAGGTGACTATCGCAGAGGATGCGGCAGGACTTCGCACTGTAACCAAGGGTGCAGTTCTTCGTAAGGGTATGGTCACTATCTCCGACCTTAGCAAGAATAGTACTGGCGGGGAGTACGAAACCTTCACCTGCACGCTGAACGGCTCTGGTCCTCTCAAGGACAAGGCGGATAAGGAAATCGGAAGCGCCGAAGCGATTACCGCCGCAGGGATTACGCTCTAATGGACAGCGTGCCATTTCCACTGACACTCCGCGCGGTACTTCTTTTCGAGAAGCTCTCCGCGCGGAGTTTCTCTACGCTGAATATCCAAGATGGGGAGCAGATACCTCTCCTCATCTACTGCTTGCAGAGGTGCGAAGAGGGCGGTAGTAAGATGCCTTTCGATGCGTGGGTGTCTGTCTTGGATAGCGTAGAGGTATCGTCGCATCTATATGGGCGACTGGAGCGCACTCTTGAGGAGCTTACTCCTATCACGGCATCAATCTCGGATGACGCAGGCGGTGGTGAGCCCAGTGACGACGAAGATGACGGACCCGACTTCACGACTATCGCCAATATGATAATCGTGGACGGAGGTATTGATGCAGGGTACGTTATGGACAGAATGGAGCTGTGGGAGATACCCGCCATTCTGAACGCCATACAGAAGCGTAAGCAGGAGGGGCTCGAGTACAAGCGCCTATTCACTTGGATGTCGATGCTCCCACACCTCGCACAAGACTCCGTATGCTCCCCAGAGAAGCTCCTGCCGTTCCCGTGGGAGACCGAGAGCGAGGATGTAGGTCAGGCAATCTTTGACCAACTCAAGAATGCGAAAATCGTAGTCGCAGATAAGTAATACACACATTCAGCCTACCAGCCTATGGCTAATAATCTTTCATTTTTCGTACGATTAGAGCTGCTTGCGGATAAGTTCAAGCAGCAAGCCGAGAGCGCCAAGGCTTCGCTCCGTGGCATCCAGTTCCAAGCCCTTGCAATGGCTGGTGCGTTGGGCGCAGGCGTCACCTCTATCAGTAGCTTTATCTCCTCTCTTGTCAATACGGCTCGAGAGGCAGGCCGTGCGCGTGTTGTGCTTCGCAATATCAGCACGGATACCCGCGAGTATGCCCGTAGCTTGAAGTTCCTCGCAGAGCTTACGGATAAGTACGGTACAGACCTCATCGGGACAACAGAGGCGTTCGCTAAGTTCAAGGCGGCTGCAACTCCTGCTGGCATCGCTATGGCTGAGCAGGAACGCATCTTCTCCAATATCAGTAAGGCCATGGCTTCGTTCGGCATCTCGGGCGGAGAGGCGGCTCTTACGATGATGGCTATTACTCAGATGATGAGTAAGGGGAAGATTTCAAGCGAAGAACTCCGTCGCCAGCTTGGTGAGCGTATGCCCGTGGCTATGCAGGCCATGGCGAACGCTGCTGGCGTGTCGATGTCACAGCTGGACAAGCTCCTCAAGGAGGGTAAGCTCCGCAGTGCCGAGATCATGGGTAAGTTCTCCGATGAGCTGGCAAAGCTATCTGGAGACACCAGCACCGACAACCTCGAGAGTTCTCTTGGTCGTCTCAAAAACTCCTTTACCAATCTTGCAGACTCCCTGCGAGTGTACGACAACTTCAAGGCCCTTGTCGAAAAGGTAAAGGACCTGCTGGACTACCTGCGCACGCACCTCTCGAACCTATACATTTGGGCGGGTGGCTTGCTCGGTGCGCGTTTGTGGGGAAAGTTCTCTGCAACATGGAGCCAAGCAGGGGCAGTTATCAAGGCATCGCAGGCGCAGGCCATAGCTGACGAGGCGGCCGCCAAGGAGTCAGCGAAGCGGGCTAAGCTGGAAGCGCAGAAGGCCCTCGCAGAAGCCCAGCAACAGCTCCAGCGTGCAGAGGCTGCTGTGCAGTCGGCTGGCTCTATAACAGAGAAGGAGCAGAGACGACTGGAGGTAGCCAAATACACTGGCGATGTGCGCTTCCAAAAGGCGGTAGACAACTTTTCCAACGCACAGACGGAGAAGCGCACCCTGCTGAACGAGCATCAGGCTCTACTCCGTGGGCTGCAGAGAAGCGAAGAGGAGGCAGCGCAGAGAGTTGCCAATGCTAAGCTCGCCCTCCAGCGTGCCAATGATGAGGCAGCCGCTAAGATTATCGCCAAGCAGGAGCAGATAGAGCGAGCCAAGGATGAGCGAGTGGCCGCTGCCAAGCGTGCGCTGGAGGCAGCTACAGCACCAAAGGATGTAAAGGCGGCTACTTCTGCCCTCAATAAGGCTGATCGATATACCTCCGAGGAGCAGAAGGCTATCCGTGACCTGCAGAGAGAGCAGGCTACGATAGTCTCTAAGAGCCAGCGTGAGTACGACAAGGCTATTGCAGACCAGTCACGCCTGCAACTCGCTAATATCACGAAGCGTGAGCGTGAAGAAGCACGCTTAGCTGGGAAGCTGGAACAGAACGCCCGTGCGCTCGCCGCCACTGGGGACGCCCTGAATAAGGCAAACCACAACAGACGCGAACTCCTCGCAGAGGCTCGTGCGAAGAACGAAGAAGCCCGCATCAAGCGCCTTGCCGCTCTGCAGGCCTCTGCAGATAAGGCTCACTACAATATCGGAGGGAGAGCTACCAACCTCCCCTCGTCCTCTGCATCGGTGGCTGGTGTGCTGAACACCCAGCGAGCTATCAACAATGCAGGTAACCTCTCGTTCCGTCCTGCAAGCGAGATTATCGCAGAGCAAACCAAGGCGGCATCCTCCACGGTGTCACTATGGGCAAGGGCCACGACCACAGTAAAACTCGCTTGGGCTTCCACGCTGGCGACTATCCGTGGACTTATGGCCACGATTGCGCCTATGGCGATTATTGCAGGCATCACGGCTATCGTGACCGCTCTTGCGGACTGGTATCGTAAGCAGAAGGAGATTAACGGACTGCAAAATGAGTACCTCGCCAAGCAGAGGGAAATCAAGTCTACTCGAAGCGATGAGGAGGTGCAGATTTCTCGCCTATTCAGTCTGTATCAGAGCTTGGATGGGAAGCTGGAGGAGCAAAAGACGGTACAACACCAGCTGGAGAAGTCTCTTGGCTTGCAGGAGGGCTCGCTTGACCGAATTGCAGGGAAGTACGACCAAATCAAGAATGTCGTAAGCAAGATACTCAAGCTAAAGGAGATCGATAGACAGATTGACTTCTATAGCGACATCTCCAAAGAGTCGAGAAAGCCAATTCAGGACTTGTACTCTTCGTACCTCAAGGGCGGCGGGAAGTCCGTATCAGCCGATGAGTTGCAAAAGGCCACAAAGGCTCTCGCAAAAAGCGGTGAGGTTGGGCATGAGAGTGGCTCTGCATTCGCCACCATTCACTTGAAGAACGCCTATGTATCCTCAAACGGATCTGCTCCGTCAAAGGAGGTTATTGACTTCTTCGACTATATCCGAAAGTCGGGATTTACATATAGCGACCTGCACGGTGCGGAGCAGAGTGCAAGAGTGGCACTTGACTCGGAGGGTAAGATCGAGGAACTGCATGTCGAGCGCATCAAGATTGAGGGCGAAGCCAATGGAGTTGTGAAGTCTATTGGCGGGAGCTTTACTGGTAGCGGTGGCGTGTCAAGCTCATCAGACGATGACTCAAAGAAGAGCAAGAAGAAGAGCGAACTGCAGCGCACAAGAGAGGCGGCCGCCAAGGAGCTAAACGAGCTGCACAACCAGCGCGCTGCTGGCATTATCTCCGAAGAGGAGTATCGCCTTGCACTTGACAAGGTTGCCACTCAGTATCGTGAGAAGCTCGCATCACTCCTTGGGGAGAAGGCTCTCAACGACCAGCAGTATCAGAGCCTGCAGACGCATCTGCTTGTAGAAAGGGAGGTAATTGAGGAGAAGGCGAGAAGTGCAGCGGAACTCAAGCTAATCACAGCGCAGGTGAAATACGGTCTTGCTACGGAGGATGATCTGCGCAGAGCTAAGGCGGAGCGTGCGAAGGCCGAGCTGAACGCCCTTATCAAAAAGAACGGAGAGCTTGATGTAGACGACAAGTATGTCAAGGCTAAGATGAGCGAGATAGACGCTGTTTCCGATATTGCAAGCCTACAACGCAACTACGCTGACGAAGCGAAGAAGCTGGAGAAAGCACGTGAGGAGGGCAGGCTCAAGGAGAATGAGTACGCAGAAGCTCTCGCTAAGCTCATATCATCTACACGTGAGCGAGCCAATCAGACTGCCACGACCACCGAGGGGCAGGAGAACCTCAAAAAGGAACTGGGCGAAAAGCTCTCCAACGACCTCTCCTCTATCGCTAAGGCTGCCACTCCAGTCAAGGGCGTACGAGATACGAGCTACGACTACAAAAAGGACGAAGCTACGAAGCTTGGTGAGGAGAAGCAGCTTATGGAGGACTACGTTCGCCAGCTGCAGGAGGCTGAAAAGGCTGGGCTGGATGTTGCGGAGGCTCTCAAGCAGGCACAGAAGGAGACCAAGACGCTCGACCAAGCTATCAAGGTGGCGACTATTCAGTCCGACTTGAAGAAGTACCGAGAGGCGGTCAAAGATCAGTCGTTTTCGGGCTTGAAGTCCGTTGCACAGAGCGCCCGCCACCTCAAGAGTGCATTCAGCGAGCTTCAAAAGGCGTTCGACCCAGATGCGCAGGCCTCTGCGTGGGAGCGCTTCTTTGCGGTGTTCGACTCTGCGACGCAGGGTATCGACACTATCCTCTCCCTTGTGAAGATGATAGAGGGGCTTACGCAGGCCCGACAAGTGGCGGCCGCTGCCGAGCAGGCTCTCACAGCACAGCAGGTTGCAGGTAGAACGCTTGTGACAACCACGGAGGCAACGTCTACCGCCACGGAGTTAGGGCTTACGACGGCACGTATAGCGGCCACGCAGGCAGAGACCTCTGCGGACACGGTAGGGGCGGCTGCTAAGGCCGCTAAGGCTCACGCGGGCATCCCGTTTGTTGGTGTGGCTCTCGCTGCGGTAGCCGTGGGTGGTCTGATAGCCCTCATTTCGTCTTCGGCAAAGAAGATACCGAAGTTCGCCAATGGGGGCATCGTCCCAGGTGGTGATGGCTCGGGCGACCGAGTCCTCGCTCGAGTCAATCCTGGCGAATTGATACTTAACAAGGCACAGCAGGGCCGACTTGCCAACCACTTGACCTCCGCAGCATCTATCCGAGTGGAGGTAGAGGGTAAGATCCGCGCTAAGGATATTCTGCAGCTAAGTAGTGTAGCTGCTCGACATAAAACACGATAACCAACCAAAACCAAAGACTATGAGTTTTATTGACTTCTTCGACCCTGACGCCTTCTCCAAGACGGAGATAACGCACGCAGCGGTAATCGGTATCTTCTGCTATGTGAGTGTGACTATCGCACGCTTCCTTGACCTCGCTTCTGCGCTTATGCGAGACAAACGCTTTGACGAAAAGCAGGCTCGCATCATCGTAAGCGAGGGTAAGCTGGAGGGAGACCCAAAGAAGCTCGCAAAGAAGTTCGGTAACGGAGCGTCAAGCAAGGGGTACGCTTCATTCGTCATCAGACTTGTGATGTACTACTTCTGTGTGGCTCTTGCAGGCATTGTCGATGGGATTCTGCTTATGTCTGATGCGTGGTCATACGCTCACCTGCACGAGCTTCCATACATATCAATGTTGGTGACGCTACTTATCGTACATACGGAGTTCACGAGTATTTGGGAGAATAGTCCTAAAAACGTCACGCAGAGCATGGAGAAGAGTATGCGACGCTTCGTGAAGGGGGCTAATGCAATACGCAACAAGGACGTCGAAGAGATCCGAGAGATCTTTGTCGAGCGAGTAAAGAGAGAAGAAGGAGAAGAATAATACCGAAACGATTATGAGCAAGTATTTCGCCCTCGAGGAGCTGACACGAAGCCAAACGGCCGTGCGCCTCGGAAAAGACAACACGCCCAACGCCACGCAGAAGCGAGACCTCCTGCGCCTAATGGACTACCTCGACGGCATCCGCGAGGAGTTCCGCGAGCCTATCAAGGTAACATCGGGCTTCCGTAGCTGGGACGTAAACCACGCCGTCGGTGGCGTGAAGAAGAGCCAGCACCTCGCTGGTCAGGCCGCTGACATTGTTCCAGCACAGAATCCCGAGCGACTGCGTGAGCTGTTCGACCTCATCCGCCGACGTGGAGGCTACCAGCAGGTGATCTTCGAACGCAAGGGGCAGAGCGTTTGGGTGCATGTTGCTATTCCACCGCTGGGCGAAATGCCGAAGCAGGAAGCGATGACGACGAACGACGGCGTGAACTTCACCCGACTAAAGTGACTAACAGCAGGGCGGGCGGTAGAGGGGTGACCGCCTGCCACTGCAACCAACCACCCCGACAACAAACGATATATGCGACCATTTGGAAGTAAGAGCGACGGCAAGACGCTCCAGCTGGTGCAACGTGGCACGGACAAACGCATCCCCGTGGAGCTGGTCAAACAGCCCTCGGGCGAAGTCCTTGACCCTGCAGAGCTGGAGGAGCTGAGCGTAAAGGTGGCGAGCGAGAGCGAAGCTGGGTGTGCTTCCGTACCGCACTCCGTAGAAGACGGCAAGCTGGTGGTAGAGGTCACGGCTGAGGTGACACGACAGCTGGGGCTTGGTGTCTACACGATGACCGCAACGGGGCGCATTCCCGATCCCGCCTACGCCGACGGCTACCACGACTACGAGATAGTAGTAGACCTGTGCAAGGTAACGAAGTACGGTAGTAACGAGACGCCAGCCAAGGTGCAGGCTAACGTGCTGGAGGGGCTGAAAGGCAAGGACGGCAAGAGTGCCTACGAGATAGCCGTGAAGCATGGCTACGAAGGCACGGAGGAAGAATGGATAAAGAGCCTTACACCCAAGGGCGGAGCAGGCGGAGGCGGTAACGGCAAGTCCGCCTACGAGCTGGCGGTGCAAGAGGGCTACCAAGGCACGCTCCAAGAGTGGCTCAAGAGCCTTATCGGAAAGGACGGGGCAGATGCCTACGAAGTAGCAAAGAAGGCGGGCTACACAGGAAGCCGTGAGGAGTGGCTAAAGACGCTCATCGGGGCTACGGGGCTATCCGCATACGAACTCGCTAAGGCGGAGGGCTACGAGGGTAGCCTAACGGAGTGGATCGCCTCGCTCAAGGGGAAGAAGGGCGACGACGGAGATAGTGCCTACAAGGTGGCAGTGCGTAACGGCTACGTGGGTGATGAGCAGACGTGGCTTGCGTCACTGCGAGGCTCTGACGGCAAGGACGCCTACGAGGTGGCTAAGGCTGGCGGGTATCAAGGCTTGCAGGCTGATTGGCTCGCCAGCCTCAAGGGAAAGGACGGGAAGAATGCGTATGAGCTCGCCAAGGAGGCGCAGAACTTCACGGGGACGCTCACTGAGTACCTCGCAAGCCTCAAGGGGGCAAAGGGCAAGGACGCCTATCAGTCCTACCTCAACACCACGGACGACAACCCCAAGCTCACAGAGAAGGAGTGGTCAGACACCATCGGCTCGTTCGCTAACTTAATCAAGGCAGTAGTATATGGAACAGAAGATCAGTAAGCAACGAGCCGAGGAGGCGGTGCTCGACCTCAAGGGCAAGCTCCGACAGCTCAACAAGGCGCTCGCAGGGAAGGGAGCAGTCGTGGAGGAGAATGCGCCACTTGTCTCCACGATTAAGGCCGTGGAGGGGATGACCGCAGGCGGTGGTGGCGGTGCTAATCTTAGCCACATCATTGCGTACAAAAACCAGCAGTTCGAATATTACCCAGAGCCAACGGTTCCTGAAATCCGCTTTAGGACGAAGTCGGCGTATTACCTCTTTTGGAATAGCTCTCTTACGTCACTGCCGAAGATGGAGGGCGTTGGTGCTCTAACCACCCTCGAGGGAGTGTGTTATAGTAGTAAGGCGCTCCGATTTGCCGACTTTGGCGAGCTGACGTCAGCAACGACCTTTTTTGGAGCATTTTCCTACTGCGTGAGCCTCGAACGTGTCACGATGACTACAACCCCAGCTCTCAAATTAGCACAGAGCGCCTTCGTAGGATGCGCTGCTCTTCGAGAGGTTAAGGGAACTCTTGACCTCTCGAATGTGGAGAGTACGCTCGCCATGTTCGACGGGTGCGTCGCACTCGAGGAGGTGCGCATCAAGGGGATTAAAGCGAGTATCGACCTATCTGCTTGCGTCAAGCTCTCCGTGGAGAGTGTGCGCTACCTCATCAACAACGCACAGAGCGTAAGCGGTAAGCGCATAGACCTTAGCCGTAAGCTCCTCGACGCAAACGAGGAGGCACTCGGAGACCTCGGAGATACGGCCAGCGACAAGGGCTGGACGATTAACTATAAATAACCCTTTAACAACCTGATTATGAGACGTACACATTCAGTGAGGATTAAAGCCCCCAAGGGGCAGATGGTGGTAAGCCGCGAGAGACGTAGCGTAGGCTACCTCGTGCGATGCCCGAAGCAGGACGCCCACCTCTACGAGCTAATGGACGAGGCGGAAGCCCGAGCCTTAGAGGCTCAGTGGAAGGCTGAGGACGAGGCTAAGGCCAAGGCGGAAGCTGAGGCTGGCGAGGCTCAGCCCTAAAAATAATTGCGCCCCGCCAGTCGGCAGGGCGCGTGAGAGGAAGGGGCTGGATAGGATTTATAATGACGAAATCTGAAAGCCAATCTCCAGCATCAGCTCCTCTCTCCTACAAAGGTAGCAAGCTGTGGCTACCTATCAAAGACTTAACACAGATTTACGATGAAAGCAAATAGACTAAGCTGCTTGGAGACGTTCCTTGTGGTCGTAGCCGTGGCACTGCTGGGCTACTTCCTCACCTCCTGCTCCCGACGAGTACTCCCAGTAGAGAACACCCGCACGGAGTGGCGTGACCGCATCGAGTGGCGCGATCGCCTGCGCATAGACAGCATATACATCCACGACAGCGTGTATGTCTCCGAGCGTATGGTAGGCGATACCATCTACAAGGACAAGGTCGTGTATCGCAACCGCGAGAGAGTTGTCCACGATACGATCAACGCAGGCCGTGTCGACAGCGTGCGCGTCGTGCAGACTATCACAAGACACGTCGAAGTACCAGCCAAGCTCACTGCTTGGCAGGCGTGGCGACTGAAAGCCTTTGCGCCCCTGCTGGCTATTGCGCTCGCCCTCGGTGCGTGGGTATCTCGCAAGTTGTGGCTACCGCTACTGAGGGGGCTGCTATAG